GGTCATAATTCAAGTTGGCGGTAGGTTTTCGTCAAAATCTTATAATTCAGAAATTGAAATGGCTTGCAATCTAATTTCAAAAGAACGTTATAAACTACTCGTAATAGAGGATTTAGAGGGCGGTTTAACAAAAGGTTACTACGCAGGGTTGAAAGACAAAATTGAACAATTTGAGCATGAACAGGCGTACACGATGACTAAAAGCCCTGCGCAAATATCGTGTTGGAAAAATAAAAATGTTGCTTTATTCTCGGGGTACAAATCAGATCAGCAGAAAAAAGCGGTCAAATCTATAGATCAAGTTACAGAAATTGTAGTAGAAGAAGGGGAATGGCTCACATATGATGATTTTGTTGCACTATTGCATCAACTTAGAGGTGGGAAAGCAGAGGATAGACGGTTAACAATCCTTATGAATCCTGTGAACCCTAATTGCTTTGTAAACGAAATGTTTGTAGAGACAAGCCCTGACAAGGTTATAACATATTTTGAAGGTACGAAAAGACCTAAAGTGTTTGAAAAAAACATTGAAACAACATTTACTTACAAAGGCGAGACTGTAACAGACGTAACCAAAGTATTGATTGCGTTAAGCACACATCACGACAATCCATATTTGACGATAGATCAGAGAGCCAGTATCGAAAAATTAAAAGAAACCGATAACGACAAATATTTACAACTAGGGGAAGCAAGGTTTATACAAGGTTCGGGGGCGTATTTTGGAGAGTTTAAACGAGAAATACACGTAATTGAACCATTTATAATCCCTCAAGAGTGGCGCAGATATAGAGTGTTTGACTATGGACTTGATATGTTGGCTTGTTATTGGATAGCTACAGATACGCATAACAGAGCGTATGTTTACAAAGAGTTATATAAATCTAATCTTGTTGTATCAGATGCAGCAAAAGAGATTTTAGATATGACAACTGAAAAAATATATGATACTTTAGCACCGCCAGACCTATGGAACAGACAATCACACACAGGAAAACCAACCGCAGAAGTATTTGGAGATAATGGTGTATGGCTCACAAAGGTTGACAATGAACGAGTTCAAGGTTGGTATAATGTAAAAGAATGGTTGAAACCTTTTGGAGACGAACAAGGGGTTTTGACTGCAAATCTAGTTATATTTTCTAATTGCACAAACCTTATTAGATGTTTACCTCAAATTCAAAAATGCGAAAAAGACCCTAACGATTGCGCAAACCAACCGCACGAGATAACACATTCATGCGATGCAATCCGTTATTTTTGCGCAGGCAGACCATGTCCGACTTCTGCACAAATGGCACAACAACCAAAAAAACTTATCGATTCATTAATCCCAAGAAAAAAATCTAGTCTAATATAGGCGGTGCAACATGGGTTTCAAAGATTCTGCAAAAAAAATCATTGGTACAGTAGCAAACAAAGTTTTAAAAAATCTCAAAAATATCAATACTGCTACGTTTTGGGACATGTCAACGAAAGAAAATCGTGAAAAAACTGTGGAATATGACTATAGTTATGCACTCACTAAGAGAGCCGAGCGTGAAGTGGTATGGAAGCGTAACGATCGCTACTACAACAATGTACATGAGGTATCGGACGAATTGGCTAATTACTGCAAAGACCAAGGCATTCCGTGGAGTCCTGCGATTGTACCAGACTCATATATACATATTGAAAGTCAGATTATTCCAGATCTTCCCGACTTTGAGTTCAAAGGGCGAGACGATGACCAAGACAGCAAAAGGGCGAAACAAAGGGAATACGTTGTCAAATATGTCCTTGAAAATAACAAAATTGAGAATATGAACACAACGAACGAACGAAGATTAGGCATTACAGGAAACGCATTTTGGAAGGTAAGTTGGGATGGAAACAAAAGTGGCTACGGTTACAAAGGGGATATTGTCATTGGGAATCCTGCGTGCGAAAATATACTGCCAGAGCCAGTTTCGTTAGATATTGATGACGGAGAAAGTTTTATTTACGCATACAGGCAACATAAAAGGGCAGCGAGTCGAGAGTTTTTAAGCGATCTTAAGAGACTTGACAAAACGATATATGAGTTAGGCACGGACGGAAAGCAAGAGGACACGATTATATACGATAGTCAAGTTAGAGACGGAAACGATGATACAGTACAGATTGTAGAATATTGGTTTCGTCAAAATGAATACGGAAGCGAAACTATAGACGGCATAAAATACGATTATGAACCATCTGACATAGCGTGTAGTATCCAAATTAACGGTACAGAATTACGATACATTCCTAAATATTGGCAGAAAACAGGCAAGCAATGCAAAATGTATCCATTTGTAAAATACTGCAAGATACCTAGTATTACAGGGTTTTGGGATAAGTCCGACATTGAAATGATAAAGGATTTGCAGGATCAAGTCGATAGGGAATTAGCAGTTGCGATCCTAAACGATACATTTATGTCAAACGATATTATTGTCGCAGAAGAACACGCAGTCGCAGACGATACACAATTGGAAAATAGACCTGGCGCAATTTGGCGAATGAAAAGCGGTATGATTAACGCAGTAAGAAGGCTTGGAGGGTTAGGTAATCCCACAAATCGCATCGAAATGATCAATTTTTTGAGGGGAATTATTCAAGAAACGGTGGGAAATTTTGACTCTACAATGGGGAAAGAACCGATCAGGGTGACAACTGCGTCAGGAATAGCACAGCTGAACGAGAGGGCAGATGCTAGACGAGTAATAAAAAAAGCTGACAGAGTTACAGGATTTGAGAGGCTTTATGAACTTATAGACTGGACAGCACTAGAGTTTTACGATGATAACAGAATGATTTTTATTGGGGCAAAAAACGAAAATGAAGAGCCAGTTGCATTCGAATACAACAGTGACAACATGACAATGCGGGACAAAACAGGGGATATATATTATCCTAGGTTAGATGCTATTGTTAGGGCAGGAGACGGAACGCGAAAGTCAAAAGCGTTTACACTTGCAGCGACTGAAAACCTCATAAATAAACCGATTAACGAAACAAATTATAAAATTGTAAGCGAGATGTTGAATATAATGGATCTTCCGAACGGCAAGGATATTCGAGATTCACTCGAACAAACATTCGCTCCAAGGCTTGAATTGATGCAATTACAGACACAACAGCAGATTGACCAGATTATGAATCCGCCAATACCACAACCAATGCCACAACAACCACAACAACTACAACAACAAGAACCAAGCATGGAAGAAATTTTGGCAGGATTAAGCGAGAAAGAATTGGCAACGTTAAATGAAAATCCAGAGTTGTATGAGCAAGTAATGGCAGGAGGTGGCAACTTTGAAGAAACCATCTAAGGTTATGGAAAAACTAAAAACTATGGTAATGACTGAAATTAAGCCACCTAAGACAGACAAAAAGACAACTAAAAAGAAATATTAACAGCAATGTAATAGGTGCTTTTTTGATGCCTACGCATGGCAGAATGCGGATATAAAATATAGCCGACAGGCTTAAAATGGGGGTAAAAATGGACGATATACAACAGCAACAAGAGCAAGAAAAGACTTTTACACAATCGGAACTCAACCGAATAATTGAGGATAGACTAGCGAGACAAGCTAAACAATACGCAGACCATGACGAGTTAAGGGGAGTAGTTGACGAACTCAATGAATATGGTTATGTCGGCACACCTAGCGAAGTAAAAGCACAGATTAAGCAACAAAGAGAAGCGTATCAAAAACAATCCGAACTTGAACAACTACAGTACGAAGCACAAACACAGGGAACATCACCCGAAATGATGGCAGAAATTAGGGAATTAAAAAATGAATTGTCGGAAATTAAGGCTGAACGACAAGCCAAAAAAGCTGAAATTGAAACAGCACACAAACAAAATCAAGAATGGCAACAGCAAGTAAGCGTGTTTCAGCAGAAACATGGGGATGTAGACCTAGAGAAATTAGGGGAGAACCCCAAATTCATAAAATTTATTAAGGGTAAAGGATTGCCGTTAGTGGAATTGTACGATGATTTTGTAGAGTTTGTGGGCGAAGCTGAAGCAGAAGCAATATCGAAGATGAAATCGAAAGACATTAGAAGTACAGGCAATGGCAAGGGTGGTAACTCGGAAGGCGGTGTAACTTACGGACTTACTGAACGGCAACAAAACCTTGCAAAAGAAAACGGAATAACAATGAAAGAGTATAGCGAAGCAATGAAAATGATCAAAAAATAGAAAGGAATGATGATAAATGTTTGAATACGCATATGACCTATCAGGTTGCGTTAGTCCTGTGATGGGTTTGCACGATGTTTTAGATGCAAATAACATAAGAAATGGTGAATTGGTTAAACTAATGGCTCCTGCAAGTGCAGTTTTGGCAGGAAGAGTAACATCTTTGACAGCTACTTACACAGCAATTGCAGGAGTAACAGCAGAGGAAAAAGTAGCAAATGATGGAAAAACAAGAATGAAAATATACGAAAGTCCTAGTGCTTGCTTTAAAGTGCCCGCAATTGAAACATCAGCTTTAACGTCAGGCTCTGGCGCAGGAACGTGGGGAAGTACGGATTTGATTACTGGTACAACTACAGGATCAGACGATTTGTTAAATGGCGGTAAGATTAAAATTAAAACAAAAGCCGCGGCATCAACAATGACCTCTAACGTAGGTGATGTTGTAAACATTACAGATTACGATGCAGTAAGTAGTGCAAATGGGATTATATCCGTAGCGGTAGGCACTCCTATTACAGGAGATAAGGCGTATTTATTTCCCCCAATCGGCGGAAAACTTATAGAGCCAACACCTACGGACACAGACCATAATTTAGGAGTAGCTTTGCCTGCAGCTAGTTCAGCAGCAGGAACATGTCTTATCGTAGTGGATCACGATTTAGATAACAACAAAATTATCGTTAGAGTAGCAGCTAACGTTCATCAATTTTCAGGACACGCTTAAACCGTAACACCTAGACAATAAGCACTTTTAAGGTGCTTTTTTGTTACCCAAATTTAAAAAATGAAAGGAATGATAATATATGTTAGATGTTTTAACGTGGGCGGACGACATGTACCCTGTGGTACTCAAGAGATTTCAAGATCGCCTAGAAAAAAGAACCGATTTGATGAAATCCACAATAGGGTATGAATCCCTTAAAACCTCGAACGAGTATAAAGACGAGGGAATGGGCGGTTATGGACTCGTACCAGATTACAACGGTACACTGATCACAGAGCTTAACCAAAAAAGAGGATATGCAAAAACATACACACCTAAAGAGCGTGCAGCAAAAGCAACAATCCATTACAAATATGCAAAAGTGGACCAGTCGGGAGAAGCTAGAAAAGCAGGAAACAAAATGGCTGATTCCCTTGCTATGACACAGATTAGAGATTTTTATAATCTATTTGCATTGGGTTGGAGTACGAGTAACCTTTGTGGAGACGGATTGAGTATTTTTAATTCGGCACACAAACAGAATACAGTTGATACCGACACATTTTCGAATACAGGTACAACAGCGTTTACAATCGCAGGAATAACAGCAACAGAAACAGCAGCGCAAAGGTTCAAAACATTCGATGGCTTGGATTTTGATTGCAATTTTGACCTATGTCTTATAGCACCTGAATTAGAGCCAAAAGCAAGAGAATTTTTTGGCAAAGAAGCAAAATTGATACCAGAAAGCGCAGAGAATGAG